GCCTACTTCAAACGCGTCCGCGCATTAGCACGAGCTGAAGCCATTGAATTAACTGATAAGTTATTACAAAGGCGACAAACATTTCGTGCATCGAGAAGTCAACGAAGACTTGAGACTCGTGGCAAATTTATTGCTGAGTCAAAAGAGTTAGGTGACATGGCTCTTGGTGATGCGGATAATGCTGAAACATATCAAAATGTTCAGGATTATGCTGGTGAAACTCCAGTTACCTATTCTTTAGGTAAAAGTCTTCATTCGATTAATGATGGAGGAGATACTCAATTATCTCTTGATCAATTTTTCGAACGTCCAATTTCAATTTATGATTCGACGTTTAATTCAGGAACTGAATATAATGTTGCGTTAAAAGTCTGGAATCTGTGGGCGAATGATGCATCTGTTCGTGCAAAACTTGCGAATTATTCCTATTTTAAGGGTGATTTACATATTAAAATTGCTACGACCGGTACACCATATCATTACGGAAGACTGATGGCTTCATATCAGCCATATGCTAAATTTAATGATATGCTACGTTCTTATGACACCTTAATAGGTGCGACTGTACCAACAGTTACTGAGATTTTACCAGCATATAAATGCTATTTATCTCAAGCTCCTGGTGTCGCATATATAGATGTTAAAGAAAATGAACCGATCATCTTAGATGTTCCGTTTATTAGTCCCAAACCAAAATATAGATTATTTAATTCTTCTAATTTGGTTATTACGAATGCTACCTCTTTTGTAGACTTCGAAGAAGCAGGCGAATTACGCTTTGTTACTTTGAATAAGCTACAGGTTGCAAACGAAGATTATGATAGTGATATTTCAATCAATATATTTGCTTGGATGACCAATGTTGAATTAGGTAGTCTCACGTCGACAGACATGAACATTACTGCTCAATCAAAGGTTATATCCTATCATACTGAGGCTCGTAGAAGACGTAGACGTCGCAGATCACCATCTTATGATTCTGAATCCGAAGATGAGGCTCCTGCGAAGCCTAAATCATTACTTTCAAAAGTCTCCTCTGGCGTTGCAGCTGGAGGTGAGAAGGTAATGGCTGCTCTGAAAGGAGGAGGTGATGAATATTCAGAGCCTGGTCCTGTTACGACAATAGCTACTGCTGTGTCGAAAATAGGAAACACTCTTTCAGATATTCCCATTATTGGACCGTTTGCAAAAGCTACTAGTACCATTGCTGGTACAGTTGGCAAAGTTGCAGGTTGGTTCGGATGGGCAAAACCTTTGGTTTTAACAGATCCAACTTATGTAAAGCATCTACCATTTATGAATGGTGCTGTTACAATTGGAAAGGATACTCCTTTTAAAATTTCTGTTGACCCAAAACAAGAGCTTTCAGTAGATCAATCCCTTGGTGGAGTTGAAGAAGATCAAATGTCAATTTTGGCAATTTCTTCTCGTGAGTCATTTTTGACTTCTTTCACTTGGGCTGACACTGATGTGGCTCTAACTACAATTCTGTGGGGTACTTTAGTCACCCCGTATTTATTTCAACAAGCCGAATGGACCTCTACAGGTGCTCAAGGCTTGGTGCAACCAACAGCAATGATGTTTGCAGCACAGCCATTTAACTCATGGCGTGGAAAAATAAATTTTAGATTTGAAGTTGTATGTTCCAAATTTCATAGAGGAAAATTGTTGTTCAAGTTTGAACCTAATTTTGCTATGGAAGGCCTGATTTCATCAGGATCCACTAAACTAAATCAACAAAATACTGTTATTTTAGATATTCAAAATGGACAAGAAGTGTCTTTTGAAGTGGATTGGGCGCATGTACGAAATTGGTGCGCAGCACCAGAGTCTGTACAGGCTAATTCGCCACCGTGTGACCTTGAGGGTCAAGCGGCGTCGTATGTATCACATTTGGAAACCGAAGTTAATGGTTTTCTTGAAGTTCGTGCTTTAAACGAACTTGTGCAACCAGCTGATTTAGCTGATGTACAAATTAATGTGTACGTGTGTTGTAAGGATTTGCAAGTAAATCGTCCATCAAAGGACATTATGCCTGCAACACGTCTTTTGACTTATACTGAGTCAAAAGAAATTAATCCTACCGGATCTAAAGCTGATGAGAAGATTTTTCTCGATCATTATGGAGAGAAGATTTTCTCTTTTAGATCCTTGCTGAAACGTTACCAGACTACTGGAATAGCGTATCAGCAAAATTCTGTAGTTGGAATGGGTACTATCAAAATTGATGGTACTTTGTACCCTTTTGATGGGCTTCCAACTGCTACTTCTCCACCAAACACCACTGTACCAACAGCGCTTTTTAATTATTTGCGTTATGGGTTCATGGGTGTGAGAGGAGGATATCGTTTCCGCGTTATCATGCAAACGGAAAGTTCAATTAACCAGTGTTATACACGAGTTAAATTGATGCCTGACGCAGATATGCACGATACAAAATTGGGTATAACCTTTGCATCTATTCAAGATGTTGGTTCCTACCAAAACGCCAATTATCTTAGTGATATTGACGGTACTCTTTTGTTTCACATGGGAACGAATGGAGGAATCGAATTTGAGATTCCTTATTATTCGCATAATTTATTTAATTTTGCGTTTGATGTTGATTTTGGCGCCCAAACGGGTGATGAATTAGCTATGGGTACTTTAGATTCCCACTGCCAATCTTGGCTTTGGGAGGTACATACCTCTGGCCAATTAGCCAATACCAACAAAACCGTTGTCACAACTGACACGGCATCTGCAGAAGATTTTACCTTTCTGCGATTTCAGGGAGCTCCGTTTTTCACGGAGAGTTTAGTTATCATTCAAGATATATCAGACGACCCTAATCACTGCGACTTGTTTCCGGATTCGGAATTTTGCAACGACTTGTCAGACAGTGACTCAGAATTAT